GCTTGGACTTCTTTGGTCTTTGCGACTAGCGCGCTGACCAATATCTCACCAGGAACCTGAGCCAGTCGCGGGTAAGACGCCTTGAACGTTTCCGCGCCCAGCACGTTGTCCATCTCAGTTGCCCATTGATGAACAACCGCTTGCGATTGTTCCTGCTCTCGCTTAGTAGCGAGCTCTTTCGTATCCTCGAGTTCGCGCTTATACCTGTCGCGTTCTCGCTTGGCAATCGTAGCCTCGGAGGGTTTTCCACCGCCCTTGATTTCCTCGGCCCACTCTTGCCAGACCTCATCAGCCGTCACACCGCGCAGCTTGGCCAAGTGCGCAGTAATGTCAGATACCGATGAAAGTGATTCGACCGCTTTCTCTCGTTCGATCAGTCGTGCTTCTCGCTCTGAGAGCTTGCCCTTCTGGCGCTCGAACGAGGCCAATTGAGAATTGACTTTCTCGAGCCGTTCGACGGCTGCTTGCTTCTCGGCCTTGGCTTCGGCAAGGATTGTTTCTGGAGTTTTGGTCTCGACTGCCGGCTCTGGTTTCTTTTCTTCTACTGCCGGCGCTTCGACTGCTTCCGCTTCTTGCTCGCCTTGCGCGAATTCGATGGCCGCGCTTTCACCGTCTACTGCGTTCTCGCCTGCTGTCGTATTCTCAGTTGTCATTGCATCATTCCCTGGCCCATTACAGGCCCTGCAAGCTGTCCCCCGCCTGCGATGGGGCTCTGGCCAACGTCAGGACCCATCGGGCCCATTGCTGGTTCAGGAGCGATTCCACTCATATCAGGGCCCATTGCTGGACCCATCTCAGGCGGCATTGCTGCCGCCGTGGGTTCTGGGGGAGGCTGAGCGCTAGCGACGAGCCGCATGCACTCAACCTCGAACTTACGCAGCATATCGATTCGGTCCGCGGGGGCCTTTCGGATCTGCGCCATCAGGATAGTTTGCGAAACGATATCGAGCGCCTTCTGCAGGTCCCACCGTGGTTCAGGCGTGGTCCATTTGCCCTCGCCCAGCATTTCCTCTTCAATCAATTGACGCAGGAGGTTCGGCATCGAGTTCCGACGTTCGAGCGATTCACTCAAGTCGGGGATGTTCAGCAAGTGCTCGCGCTCGTCAGGCGACAACTCAACGCCAGCTTCTTGCATACTCATAACATCTTCGAGCCGTCCGGCTATCGTTGACGACAGCGAAGAGGTAGAGAGGACCTTCAGGTGCATCGAGTCGCGGTCGATGCAGATATCTGAATACTCGATTTTCTCGAGTCCGAACGGACCGACGTATTTCGTCTTGTAGCTGCCGTTATCCTCGGCAATGGACTCGATTTCATCGAGGATGATTTCTGCCAGATCTAGGATCTGCTGGTCGCGCCTGAGCATTGCGTCATGGAACGCATCGTCCATCATATCGGCGTAAACGCGCAGCGCCTTGCCCGAGTCGAGTCCCGCCGGCTTCAGTGAAGTGGCAGCGAGCTCGGACAATCCGGAAGCCGAGAACATCGAACCGCGAACGCGGTCGGTGTGCTGCATCTGCTCTGGATGCAACGCGCCCGGCGCAACGACATTCGGCGGAGTGCCAGTGTACTCGACGATGCGACCTATCTGATCGCTCATGTGCGAGTCGATAATCTGCGAACCGCGCTCGACTGCAATAAACGGAGCCGAGCACATTTCAAGCGCGGTCTGCCGATTCGCCAGGCTTCGGTTCAGCTCAGCTTGCGCGCCCACGAGTCCAGGAACAACACCAATGCCCCACATGCCATCAGGCGGAAGCATGTACCTCGAGAACGCGAACGGGAGTCGAGGGCGATTCCATTCTGCATCGTCCAGCACGACTCCGCGGGCCACGGTCATGACCCTGCCGTCGTCCGAGTCATCGTCAGTCGGTAAGCTCCAACCAGTCACGATCTCGAGCGCATCGGCATCAGTCTCACCGAACGCGTCGAAGGCCTCACGTGACTCAATAGATTGCGCCTCTCGGATATCGTCGGCGTGCTCAGGATAGAGCTTCATCGTTCTGCGACGGCCAAGGATGCGACGCCAATAGATTCGGTTCGGAGTCATCCGGCGCGAGTCAGCGATCTCGGTATAGAGTTCCCAACACGGAACCGCTTGACCAATGAGCTTCGACTTGCGGCTCGAGCAATAGATCGCACCAGTGCCACAGATAATGTCGGTCAAGTCTGACTGGCGTTGCAGCTCGTAAACTTTCATCTCGTGCATGGCGCCCTCGAACAATCTCGAGTAGCGATCAGCACGCCGCTGCAGTGCCCAGTCCCCGAGAGTCGTGAGGCACTGCGGCTTTGACTTCTGCTTTGCGAACCTCGCTGCTAGCGTTGCAACGATTCGAAGAATTACGTTCTCATTCAGTCGCCCCGAATTCGGCTCGAGTAGCTCAACGAATATGTCAGCCCAGTCTCGCCCATCACAGAAACCTTGGTAAGCCCGATCGTAGTACAGCGAGCACCAGAACCGATCGAACTGGACGCGCATCAACTGTTGCTCTTTGAGAGCATCGAAGCATTTCAGGAACTCGTCCGGAGTCTCGCGAGCCTCGGCGTCCTCGTGCCATACGGTGTCCAGTATCATTTCGGCCTCGTCGGGAACACCGCGCCGGGAAGATGCTGCCTAAGCGTCTCGACTCGCTCGGGCTTAGCGCTCGAATCAATCGTGTTGCCCCTCTCGTCATGTCGCAACGGAGCGATATCGACGGACACCCTAGACTCAGTTACGTCGATACGCGTTATGCGCGCCATGAACGGTTCAAGGACGCCAAGAACGTCGGCTAGGGCTTTGCTTGACGAGCACTCCCGAGGCTGGAACGATGACTCCGATTGATCCATGCTGTTCGAAACATGAACCAATCTAGAAAGCGCGAAACCCTAAGGCTACCCTCGGGGGCTAGCAGCGAGCGATTGTCCCTCTATTGCCCGCACACTCCGTCACAACGACAGCGCGAATTCCTTTCACTGGGCGTGCTCGAAGCCATGTACGGCGGGCGAGCGAACTGCGGAAAGTCAGACGTTCTGTTGATGGGAGCGTTGCAAGGGATATCGGTTCCAACGTACTCCGCGCTGATTCTCCGGCGCACCTATAAGGAGCTCACGAAGCCAGGCGCGCTACTGCATAGAGCTCGTTCATGGTTCCTGAATTCGCCAGCTCGCTGGCATGACGAGAGTTCCTCCTTCGTGTTTCCGAGTGGTGCTTCGATATGCTTCGGCTACTTCGATTGCGACGACGACTTCGGGCAATTCAAGTCAAGCGAGTTCCAGTACATCGCAATTGAAGAGGGATCCGAGTTCGAGCCGGACCATATCCGCAAGATGTTCGGACGACTCCGGAGAACGCGAGACTTCCCCGACTCACTACCGCTACGCTTCCGCATTGCGACGAACCCGGGCGGGCCCGCACACGACTTCCTGCGCAAGCGCTACGGTATCGAAGAGACAGACCGATTCCCTGAAGGCTCGCCAGCGAAGTTCGTCGAGACAGTCGAAGGCGATTACCGAGTGTTCTTCCCTGCGCATCCCAAGGACAACCCGGGTTGCATCTGGGAAGAGTATCGACGTTCGCTCGCGGAGCTGCCGCCTATCACTCGCATGCAATGGGAAGATGGCATCTGGATTCAAGATACCGACGGACGATGCTACCCGAACTACGAGAAAGCCCGACGCGTTCCCCGCTTGCCCGAAGGACACCAATGGTCGCGCGGTCTATCGATTGACATAGGCGCGTCAAACAACTGTGCGCTAGCTGGCGTTGCGTGGTGCGCGGACTTGCCCGAAACCTTCTGCGAATGGACGAGCGAACCGACAGGACTCGATACCCCTCGCGACCTAGCGAACCAAGTGAAGCTACTCGACTCACGAGACCACTACGAATTCATCGTCGGCGACCACGGCGCACTAGGTAAGGGGTACCTCAACGAGATGCGCAAGTGGTTCCAGATCCCCATCATCAATGCAGAGAAGAACGACAAGGCCGGCTATATCAAACTGCTCGATGGCGCTTACGCGAACCAGATGGCAGTCATCGTTGAGGGAGCATGCGACACGCTTGACGAGCAATCGAAAGCATTGCTTTGGAAGGACGAGCAACAGAAGGAAGAGAAGCCCGGCATGCGAAACCATTCGTGCGACGCGTGGATGTACGGATGGCGACGAGCTCACCACTACTCGCACGAGCCCAAGGACGAGACCATTGCAGGGATGGACGACCTTGAGTTGAAGATAGTTACGACGCGGAATCAGAACCTTAGGCAGTCGAATAAGCTCGGGATGCGATTGCCTGCGGGGTATCGCTAGCGCTTGATCGGTTTCGCCTGCGCCTGCAACGGATTGATTTTCTCGCTAGCGTGCACGAATGCCTTGTGCGAGCCAAGCGCCTGCCCTGTCTCGAACGGCAACCCGCACTTGTCGCACCAGTGGGTTTCAAGCAGTCGATCAAGCTCCCCCTCCGCGAACTCGGCCTGCTCATAGCCCGCGACGAAAGCACGCCCGTCCTTCGTTGCGATGACGGCCTGTTTCGATTCTGGGATTACAAGCAGGGACGCACACGCGCTTCGCTCGTAGGTTCGCTTCGGGTCGCCCCTGATTACAGTCGATAGCTGAACTGAGATTGCCTTGAATGTTCGCATGGTTACGTATTAGTCCTTGATGTATTGCTTTGGGTTTAGGCGGATTAGCAGAGTGATCCATCTGAGAAAGTCGGTTTCGACGGGCGACCAGTTGCGCGCTAGGCTTCGGGGTATGGAAGTTTTACTCGGAGTCGTCATCGTCATCGCTTGTTTCCTTTACAGTGCCGTTGGCCCTCGGTGACATTACAGACGGTGCGGGTAGCCCCAGCAACGTTGGCGGTGGCGTCCAGCCAGCTGCAACGAGCGCTCGATGCACATCCTCTTGTGAGCGGTCATCGGATGGATTCGAATCCTTTGCGAGCGTGAGGCATAGCTCGGCGGCTTTCGTGAATGCAACGGTTGAGCCGTTGATGTTGTCGTCTTCTCTCGCGGCGTAACCGTTCTCCATCAGTCGTTCGATTGATTCCGACACCGTGCGCATGATTGTGCTCGTGTCGATGGAGCATTTGACTACGCGGGAAGCTTCGGCAGATATGGTGCCGATTGTGCCAGGGGTCGTGCCCCAGGCACGCGCTAGCATCTTGCATGAGATGCCCGTCCGCCATTCGCCCTCGGCCATCATTCGAGCGATCAGCGCGACTGATATCGTCCTCGTCTTTGGTTTCGCTTCGGCATAGTCGGGGAGGGCAATCTCCCATGTGTGGACGTAAGGGGCAGATTGCACTCTATTATCCGCGCGCGCCCGCGCGAGATTAGCAGAGCTGCGGTTGTCTCTAGCCACGTTTCACCGTTGGCTGTGCAGAACCGGAACCTAGAAAACTATCAGACAACAGCCAATCAATAATGCGTTCCATGCGCGCATCCTGCTTCATCGACTTCGGATGCTCGTACTTCGGATCGAGAACTCGGGCGAGGATGAGACGGCGGGATCGTGGGGTCATGGCGAAATCCTCTCCCCCAACCTCACCAGCCACCCGCCAACGGCTCGACGTAGGCGAACGTGCCAGGGCTTAGGCGTAAGCAGGTCAATGGCTTCGTTGACGTCAATCAGCATCTGAATGCCCTCGGCTACCGATGCCTTACGGTGGAGTTCCTTGGCTGCCATGCGGAGGGCCACACCTGACTGTAAGCCTTTCACAACGCCACCATCCTTGCATCCGAAAACCTACCCCGGTACTTCCGCTGAACCTTGGGGGCTATTCTGCACCGCGAACGGTCACAGTCGCAGTTTGGAGCGGCAGCCAGCACGATATCGCTTACGGCTTTAGCGTATCCACCGGTAAGTTCAGCCATTCGCGTAACCCGACCAGACGAAACCAGTCCATTTACCTGCCTATGGCACTTCTCGCACCGGAACGTCAGGCCCTCAAATCGCAAAATAGTAGAGTCTGACAGGTCATCCCTAGACACATATGGATTCCCATGACTGATATTGCGCATTCTCATATCGCCACCATCCCATCACTCAATCCCACAAGCATTCGATTTACCGCGTCAATCCCCACGTCAGTCAGCTCCGGAAGCACGCCGCGGAACACCACCAGCCCGTCTCGGTCAGCTGCCCTAAGCGCTTCGATGTCGAGGACAACGTGATGTTTTCCTAAGTGAATCCGCAGCAGTTCGAATGCTAGCTCGGATAGTTGTGTGTTTTGCATATTGATTATGGGGCCCAGTGTTACCCAGGCCCCACCCTAGGTTAGCACGTTTTCGTGTACCGACTAGCCGGTCCTTTTCGTGTACCGACTAGCCGGTCCTTCGCCTGACTTGGCTAGGTGGCCTGAGGTGTAGAGAAGCCGAATCTCCGACTTTACGGCCGCCTTCAGCTCCACCGGGTCAGTATCAGGCGAGCTGGCGTCGAGTGTGAGCTGATAGAGCTCTGCTCCGCTGTACGTCGTCCCAGGATTCATAGCGCCCAGTATCACGACCCCTACAGCGGAGGGGGCGAATCCGTCGTCAGGAGGGCTGCTAGGGCCATCAGTAGCGGTAGCACTATCAGAGAGATTCGTGTTACCCGTTTCTGGTGCGACGGCCGGCGTTTTGGAAGCACGCCGGCGTGTCCTGGGCTGGGTGTTCTCTGACACACACCGGTCGGTTGAGGTTGTGGGCTCTCCGACCAGTTCCCGGATCCGCTGTTCGACCTGTCCGAGCTCATTGGATAAATCCGCGCGCTGGTTGAATAGTTCTTGCAGTTTCGTTAGTGATATCGTCATGATAGATGTGTTTTCCTTGGTTGTTGTTTTCGATGATTCGGCCACTAATCCCGTCCAATAGGTCCATACGTCCAATTGATTTCCATGGAGTCCCTAGCATGGGTAAATGCATACCCGCCATGCTCTGTATTTGGTGTATTATTTACTATATAGTAAATTCAATTGGACCTATTGGACGTACCAGAATAAGGCAAACGGTTACGGTAAGTTAGTCGACGTCCAATTGACGGTCCAATTGACTGATTCGATTGGACGCATTGGACGTGGTTTCCGGGCCCGGGTAGTACCTGCGCTCCCTTGATAGGCCGCCCTTCGGTCGCCTTGAGATGTATCCTAGTGTGCGCAGTATCTTACCTATTCGGATATTGTCATGCCTGCTAATACGGTCGAACGGGATCAGAATTGCCCGATGGGCGGCCTCTCTCGTACTTACTCCGTTCTTCTCCTGGTCATCGCAAACATCCGTAAGCCAGGCTACAATCGGAGCTACCCAGTCGTCTTGCTCGGTGGATTCATCCTGAGCCTCGCCCAATAGTGCTTTATGTTCCTCGGTTTCGGGATACCAACGCTCTCCGTTTGCCCACTCGTGATAGGACTCGGCCCACAATTGGTCACGGTCCCTTTCGATTCCCTCTATATCCACAGTACCGACCAGCACGGGCCACCATCGGCGATTCTCATCGTCTTGCGGCAGGCAATAGGTCTCGTTAGCGGTACCACCGAAAACGCAGGCCCTAGCAACGTCTCCGGTATAGTGCCCAAACGACGGACGGAAAGTGTCCCACTGCCTGGTCACATAATCCTTGACCAAAGTGAGCGCGGCCCCGCGAATTGTCTCCAATTCGCTGAATACCGCGACCCACTTCCCGCGCAGCGCTTGCATTGCGTCCTTGTCTTTGAGCGGCGGAACCGATTCGAGGCCCCACTCGTGCCCAGCTAGGGCAATGAA